TTCTGCCGCTGTGATCCTGCCTTCTGCTAGAAATCTGTCTGCTTGTTCTTTGCCGGCGGTGTTGTTGTCATCGCCTTCTACATTCTGCACAGCTGATGTCACGGTGACAAAAGGCACTGATGGTGGACTAGATGCGCCTCCGGTGCTGGCAGCATTGTACAGCGCAATTAAAACTCCGTTGGCGTAGACATTAACGGCATCGTATACTGGCTCGACACGACCGTTGGTGCCAAATCGTAGGCCTGTAATCGCAGTAAACGGGTGTGTATGCGAGACTGGTGGAAACGGTCCAGTTGATGTGTTCGATGCCGAAGTTGACGGGTTTATCGTTGGAGTAGCCATTTAGAATTTAGCTATGTCGTTTAGTTTGGTATGATAGTCTGTCAACGCTGTTAGCCCTATTGCTCCGGTGTCATCAACAGAGATTTTATACATGCTGGCCGCTAACAACCACCCGTAGGCCGGCACAGTTTTTATGCCTGTTGTAGACGCCAATGAAACTAGAGTTTGAGATGCTGAAGCTAGAGTTTCAGCAGATTGAGACATTTCTGACAAAATCGTACCTATTGGAGTTGACCCACTATTCAACGAGCTGGATATAGTTTCAAGCGATGCTGCTATCCGTGACAAATACGGAGTGTAGTCAATGGCAATGCCAGTATTAGCCTCATACAAGTACGAGCTTGCTTGGGTACTGTCGTTTTGATCTAACAGATCGTTTAGTTTTGTAATAGCCATGATGTACTATTTAAGCCAATGCAATGCCGGTGGTCTGCTGAAGGAATTGATCAGCAAACTGTTTGTCTGTGGCTTCTGCTACAGCTACTACAGATTTGGCTATTCTCACTTCTTTGCTCGGATCCACGGTGAAAAGATATGGCATGAGTGCAGGGCCTTTCGGACTCATAGCGATAACCATAGGATGAGCCAACTTGTAGTGCATGACCTGGTCTTCTACCAATTTTGCCACTAGCTCTTCTCCGCTGGTCAGCTTTAATGTGATAACTTCACCTACTGCAACACCTTTGTCTATTAACATCATATTTCACCTTTGCCGAACCCGCCGGCTGTTTCTTCTAAATGTTGGCGTAGTTCTGTGAACCCGCCAATCAGTTGATTATGGATAAAAATCTGGGGAACGGTTCTTGCATTAGGCACAGCTTCTAAGAGATCTTCTCTACTGTACCCATCGCCGATTTTACGTTCTTCGTATTTAATACCTCTCTGTGTTAACAGGGCTTTGGCCTGATCACAATAGGGGCAGTTATGCTTGCTCCATACTATAGCTGTCATTGTGTTTCCTTTGTTAATTTGAATAAATCACAGCACCTTTTTTGTCCGTGACTCGGACCAACAATACACCTTTGCGTTTGTACTGTAAAGCGGCACTAATAGCTGCTTGTTCACCGTTATAAGTTCCTATAACGATCCAGCTTTCGTAGGGTGAGTTGCGTTTGTACTGTGCTTTAAACATATATTATATAGCTGGCAATGCATCATAGTCAAGATTTTCGCTCATCACACCAATGACATAGTTGGTGCTTTCGCTTTCTTGTAGAGCTGTTTGTTTTTTGCTGGTATCAACGTGTTTGTTAAACCAAGGAATTGGAGTTGATCTAGGAGCAGCCTGCTGATATTTTATGCCAATGTCTTTGAGTGCGCCCACTGCTGTGTAGTCCACAAAGTCTTTGAGAATGTTGGCATTCAACCCAATCACTGGGCCTTTGTTGAACAAGTAGTCAGCCCATTCTTTTTCTTCACGTATGACATCTAGATACAATGCGTATACTTCAGACTCACATTCTGCTTTGACTTCAACAAAGCGATGGTCTTCTTTGACCACTTGATTAATTAAGAACGCTGTCCAGCCTTTGTGTAACAGTTCGTCTTGTAGGATCAATTGGATGATGTTGCCATTGCCCATGAAGATCTTGTTCTCTACCATTGCAAGGCTTGTAGCAAAGCTAACCATAAAGCGGAATGCTTCCAAAGCATACGATGCATGTAGTGCCATCCAAATTGCTCGGATATATTCTTTTTCTGGAATTGTTTCGCCTAATTGTTTACGACAGTTGATAACGTGTAATGCTTCATAGTAGTTGCCAACACTTGATGCCATATCCACAATTTCTTTGGTATCATGTATGGTGTTGAACACATCTTTGGGCACGTTGTAGATGTTACGGATAATATGGCTGTAACTCTTTGAATGAATGTTTGTTTCAAAGAATGTCCAATTGTACACCAGTGCTTCCAATTCAGGCAGGCTAATCACCGGCATAAAGATTTGACTTGGTCCACGTCCTTGCAAACTATCCAATGCTGTTTGGCGTAGCAAGTTGCTGGTGAAGATATGCTTCACAGCATCACTGGCATCCTTGAAATCGTTTGAGTCTTTAGTAAGGCTGATCTCTTCTGGTTGCCAAAAGAAGCCACGTGCTGTTGCTTCAAAGTCTGCAATCTTCTTATACTTAACTTCTTCAAATCGTTGAATAGTAACCGGCCCGGCTGGATCCAGAAACATCTTACGATTAAGATAGTCTGTCTTTGTGTGTAAATTGTATTGTTGTTTGCTCATAGTTTGCATGCCTCGCAGTCGTCTTCTTCTATGATTTCACGTTCATTGTGGAATCCGTTGTAATGAACTTCTGGTGTTCGTTGTTCTTGTCTACTACCGGCCTTGTTGATTAGGCTGTAGTAGAATGTTTTCAATCCCCATACATGTGCCTGCATCAAGTTCTTGGCAATCAATGTGGTGGGCACTTTGCGATCCGCAAAGTGTGCTGGGTTGTAGAATGTATTGGTTGAGATACTTTGATCAACATAAGCTGCCAAGACCGCTGCTGTTTTAATATAACCGTCACAGTCTTTCTGTTCCCACATCAGTTGATATTTGTGTTTCAATCTATTGTATTCCGGAACTACCTGTGTGAATGATCCTGCCTTGCTTTCTTTAGTAGAAATCAAACTCATAGGCATTTCAATACCATTGGTTGAATTGATAACCACAGAACTAGACTCCACGGGTGCAATCGCCATTAGTGTGGCATTTCGCACACCGTGTAACATCATTTCTTGTCGTAGTGGTTCCCAGTCAAGTTCTGGTGCAAAGTCAGTGAGCTCGTTTACTCCTCTGGCTCTTCTTTCCCAAGGGAACTCTCCCTTGCCGTATCTGGTGTGATCGGAATCTTTACAGCGTCCTCTTTCTTTCGCCATTTCGACCGTGGCCTCTGTAAGGTAAAAGGCTTGATGCTCCATCCAAACTTTAACTTCTGCCAGTGCGTCTTTGTCGCCATATTTTATTCCCCTTCTTGCATGCCAATAAGCAAGGTTAGTTACACCAATGCCTAAGGGTTGAATTTCGTCGTTTGACAACTTGCTTTGAATACTCAAAAAATCTTGATAATCTAAGATGTTGCACAAACTACGTTGTAGTATGCGACATGCACGGCGCATGTCTTCTGGGTTACGGAACGCACCCCAGTTGATGGATCCCAGTGTACATAACGCTATGCGTCCTGTCTCGTCGTCTAGTCTTTTAAATGGACGAGTCGGTAGTAAGATCTCACAGCACAGGTTACTTTGATATATGGTATGGTACTCTGGATCGAACGGACCCTGTTCCATAACATTATCAATAAACACCAAATAGATGCGACCTGTATCTGTACGCTCCTTGAGAATGCCTGATCTGAATACTTCTTCAGCACTCATTGTTTTCTTCCGCAAGTCTTTGCGCTTTTCATATTTCACATATAGCTCTTCGAATCTCTGTGTGTTTTTATAAAATGCTTCGTACAAGTCTGGTACTTCGTTGGGGTCAAAGAATGTTATGTCTTCTTTGTTTTTAAATCTTCTCCAGAAGAAAGCTGACAGCACAACGCCATAATCCATGTGTCGAACTCGTGTTTCGTCTGTGCCTTGATTGTTTTTAAGCACGATGAGATCATCGAACTGTAGGTGCCATATGGGATAGAACACTGTAGCTGATGCATTACGAATACCACCTTGGCTACAACTACGCAGGTCGCCGAACCATTTCTTTAGGAATGGTATCATACCAGTGTGCTGAATTTCTCCGCCACGTATAGGAGACCCTAATGACCGTAGACGTCCTATCTCTAAGCCAATGCCAGCACGTTTGCTGGAATACTTGGCCATCATCTCGCCAGAAGCAAAAATGGAGTCAAGGTCATCATCACTGCGAATGAGCACACAACTACTGAACTGCTTAGTGGGAGTGCCAAGGCCAGCAAGAACAGGAGTAGCGAGAGTAAATAAACCGTCTGAAGCTGCATTGTAGTATTCCTTGATTAATTTCATTCTTGCTGTGTTAGGTTCTTCTTTGTGGAACACAGTGGCCGCAGCTATCATATATCGAATCTGAGGTGTTTCGTAGATTTCTTTGGTGGCACGATTCTTAACAAGATATTTTTCAATCAACTGTTCAATGGCAGCATAAGAATACTCTTCATCTTTGGCATGATCCAACATTTCATGCATGCGGTTCCAATCATCTTCACTGTACCATTCTAGCAATTCGTTAGTGTAGAGTCCCACTGACACATTCTTCTTTACAATGTCATAGAGGTGGGGTGGAGTATAACTGCCATACACATCCTTCCTCAACATGCTGAGTCTTTGTTTACCTGCTACGAATTGGTAATTGGTGTTGCCTACATCTGGATTTGATTCGACATCAATTAGATCCACTATGGCTCGTAGGGTGAGTCCATCTATGGCTTCTGTAGTGATGCCGTCATAAAAATGAGGTTGGGCTTTGATCTCTATCATCGACTGACTAACGTCAGCAATGCCTTGACAAACTTTGGCAACCTGCGCTTGCCATTTTTCTACTGCCAGCGGCTCTTTATTGCCGTTTCTTTTAATAACTGTAATGCTTGTCATTTATCGTTCTCTGTTTTATCTTTGTGAGGTATTTATTGCAATTTGCTAACTGCGTATATTGTCTTGGTGTCAAGGTCTTTGAGTTGTTCTGCGCTTACTACTGTGCCATATTCAAGGTTAAGAACCCGGTCATCGCCGACTACTAACATATACTGGTGTTGTTTCTTTTGTGGACACATAGACATATGTATCTCACATTTGGTATCAATAAACCGCTGTGTTAATTTAATAGTATACAGCATTCCTAGCACTAATGCAAGATTATCCAGCCTAAGATCTAGCATTAAATGCCAGGGATCGGGCCATTCTGTGGGGAGTTGTGGATCTAAGTATGGACTAACAAAAGGTGCATGACACCAAAGTTCAGCAACATCTTCCAATGGGGTTGGACTTGTTTCTAAACTTTCTCTAAACTGTCTCCAGGCTGCTAGTCTTTTGGTTCCATACTCATCAAACACCGTAGGCCACATCATACGATATGGACCCGGCGATACCGGTGGCAAGAGGATTTTTATAGGTCAACAGCACGGTGTCTATTACCGCTGCTGTTGAATCGTCTAAGACAGTGTTACTGCTCTTAGCCACGCTGAATTCAAAATTGGTCATTGTGCTTCCTCCTGGTGATGTAAGTGTATTTGGTGAATATGCGAAACTATCTGTGATTGAGACATCGCTGCCGTGGCTTTCAGGACTAAGATCATCGCCGATGACTATAGTGGCTGTGCCATATCTAGTGTGTTCGCCTAGTTTAAGACAGTAATTTATCACAGTAAACTTATTTTGTGCAGAAAATGCTGCTAGGGGAGCAAAACTGTCAGATAGTGGTACAGCAGCATAATTTTTATCAACAAAAGACACACCCGAAGCGTTGTAGACTTCCGAGAAAGCAGCTGTACCTGACGTAACAGTTGGCAAAGTACCTGCAGCCTGTTGGCGATCGCTGGTGCAATCAACTAACACATTGCCTATCTTTTCACCAAAGTACACCACGTAGTCGTTGGGGCTAGTGCTGAGGCTAGTACCAGTACCTACAGCTTTGAATTTTGATCTCTGTATTAATGTACCGCGACCTGCAGTTGATCTAAATGCTTGATTAGCAACTTCTTCAAATTCACAGTCGTTGATCTGCCAACGATTACCCTGAGCAGTAACTCCATCGATGTAGATGGCTGTGTCATTGACAAAAAATTTGCAGTCTTGAAATCTCACTGCGGTATCAAATGCATCACTTTGCAAACACTTTGCTGATACCGCGTTTTGTTCGAATACACATCCGTCGAACACAATGTTATGTGCCCTGGTGCCGATCCCAGTGTTCTGCCAAAACACCGCAGCAGGAGCAGAGTTAAAGTCTACTGCATTGCCTAGATTATATTCACCGAGGAATCTCAAACTCTCGAATCTAGATTCTGCTAGTCCAGACAATGTCAATGTTCCAGTGGTGCGTTTAATAGTAAAATTACTCCATCGCATGTTCTGTGGTCGATTGGTACTATTGAAATCTCCCAGCTCAAGTCCTTGGCTGGTTATTAATCGAATGTTGTTGCCGCCAATGTTTAACACAGCGCCTAACTGTGTTTCACCTTTGAGGATCACTCCGCTGGGCACAGCAAGGTCGGTGGTAAACAGGTACTCGCCGTTGGGTATCAATAATTCTTTTTTGTAATTTTCGTTGGCGTTTCTAAATAGTTCTGTGAACGCAGTTTCAAATGCTGCCACACAGTCAGTGCTTCCGTCTCCCACAGCACCAAAGTCTGCCACGCTGACAGTTTCATCTTCTTTGCTCTGTAGACTTCGTGACACGCTGAGAGTGATGGCTGTGTCATCACTGGCAAACTGGTAGCTAGATGCTAGTTCTAGTATGTTATCGTGTTCGGTGAGTACTTTGGTATTGCCCACATACGGAGCACCTTCTAGTACGCTGCCATTGCCTATGAACAGTTCTTGAGAATCTACTGCCCATGCAAATTCAGCAGAGCTCAGTTGCGGAATTCCACTATTGGAGTTTTTTTGGCCTCTTCTGACCTGGATTTTTGAGATTTGGACCACTGCCACGATAGTTCTCCTAGAAACTTCTGTTTCTAGTATTTAGCTTATCGCAGTGAGTAATACTCTTCCACTTTAGTCAACCAGGCATCTTGCCACTTGTTGAAATCTTTGGGTTCTAGCGTAAACTGTTGATATTCAAAAGCACGACTGCACATAAAGATAACACCTTTCTTGATGTCTGTGCCGTAGACTTCATTATGTGCTAATATATAAGCCATTAGCTGTAGATAGTAATCTTCTACCCACTCTGCTTTCTTAGGCTTGTTAGTCTGTTTGTGATCCATTACTGCGGGTTCACCATCATGCACACCTACAAGATCAGTGGTACCTGAGAACAGACCTGGAAAGTATAGACTCTGCTCCATGGCCCATACTTCGCTGACTTTGCTGAGTCCATTCTCGATGATAACATCGGCCATTTTATTAGCCTGAACATGCACAGGTGCATTGCCGGGCTGTCGCTGTTCACCAACAACAAATCGTTCTAGGTTGGCATGCATGGCTGTGCCTACTCCAGCCGCCTCTGTAGTGATCTGTTGTGCTTTGGCATGTCCGATCCTATCTCGCCATTCGTTTAAGTGTGTCATATCCTTGGTAGCTGAAAGGATAGTAGTAACACTCGGCAGGCTTTCACCGTCGGGTGTTAGATACACACGTTTGCGTGTAACAGGATCGTTGATCTGTTTGCAGTTTTTATATTGGATCCGTTCGATGAACGGTGGAGGAGTAAAAGTTGTAGTCATCCTGTATATATTACAGGTTTTAAATCAAGTTGTCAAGCCTGAGCGGCTAATTGT